TTCTGATTCCACCCAGGCCTTTGGTGCGACCAAGCCTGTTATGCAGGGAGCTGTTGTCTCCCGGGTCCGATACACGGACTAATAAAACCTTTCCCTTTTTAAATTTGTCTCCCCCCCCCCTTCCCGTTTAAAAAAAGCGGGTTTGGGCGGCAGCCCATCCCCCGACCGGAGGGAGGGTATTCCCCCCCTTCTCTGACAAAACAAGTCTCTCTCCCCCCTCTGTCCATGAAAAGGTGCCAAAGGGGGGTCAGGGTCTAGTATTACCCCTGACCCCTCTGGCACACTTCTATTTTGCTGTATTTCACAGCCAAAATAAATATTTATTGTCAAAAAGGCCTCTGGCACACTTTTTGAAGGTAGTAGCAGGTGAACTTAGGTCGAAGCTTTCCGTTTCTCGGAAAGCGGAGTAGTGGCACATTTACTTCTCGCCAGGCGGGGTAGGTCTTTTTCTTCGTTTCCTCCTAGAGAAAAGAGCTACAATGGCCACCTCCAACGCATGTCGCAACTGGTGCTTTACGCTCAACAACCCCACGGACGAGGAACGCGCGGCGTTGTCCGCGTTCGCCGAGTCGCAGTGCGTGTACATGGTGTACGGGGACGAAGTGGGGGAAAGTGGCACCCCCCATCTTCAAGGGTTCCTGGTCACCAAGAAGAAGCAGCGTCTCACGGGCGTCAAGAAAGCCATGATGCGCGCTTATCTCGAACCGGCCAGGGGCACGTGTTCGCAGGCCGCCGACTACTGCAAGAAGGACGGACAATTCACGGAGTACGGGGCCTTGCCCATGACCCAGCAAGAACGGAACAAGGCCAACGCGAAGCGGTTCATCGATCTGGCTAAAGCGGGTGACTTTGCCACCATCGAAGTGGAGATGCCGGGCGTCTATGCGCAGCGGTACAAGACCATGAAAGAGATCGCCAAGGACCACATGAAGCGGCCCGAAGATTTGGAGGAGCCGTGTGGCATTTGGATCTACGGGGACTCGGGTGTCGGGAAGACCACCGCCGCCAGGACGGAGTACGGTGACTACTATGCGAAGCAGGCCAACAAGTGGTGGGACGGATATACCGGCCAGGAGACCGTTGTCATCGAAGACCTAGACCCTGTGCACAAGGTGCTCGGCCACCATCTCAAGTTGTGGATGGACAAGTGGTCGTTCAACGCGGAAGAGAAAGGAGGAGCCAGGTGGCTCCGGCCGAAGCGGGTGATCGTGACCTCGCAGTACTCGATCGCGGAGGTGTTCGACGATCCAAAGACCGTGGAGGCCCTCGAGCGCAGATGTAAAATTATCCATATGCATAAATCCCTCTGAAACCAAACTTTTATTTTTCTTCTGGGGTGTATATATAAGAAAGGGCAAACTCTCCTCTTGTTTGCAAACGCGCCGGGACGGACATCCTCATCCTACTCAACGTCATCTTCACCTGCCTGATCTTCACTTGGAAGCTCACAAAATGCCTCTTTCGGATTATAAGAGAAAGAGAACTGGTTCCGCGTCTGCCGGGACCGTAGCCATCTACCGTAAACCGACTGCTCCTTCGTTCAAGCGTCGTCGTATGGGGTACGACAGGACAGCTGTCGGCAACTACCGCCGTCGGGCGACCTCGTTCAAGGAGCTCAAGGAGAAGACTATCGACTTTACTCAAAATGCTTCCCTTACTGCCAATACCGGCACCCCTCTCGTTATCGTCGCGGAGGGAGCTGCTCCTAATGAGCGTGTCGGAAGGAAGCTCCTGATTCGCCATCTTTTTGTTCGTCTCGCCCTTCAGCCCATTCCGAGTGGAGCGGACGACGCTCTTGCTATTTGGGGCCGTATCTTGATCGTCCACGACAAGCAGGCCAATGGCGCTACGCCGACCTCTGACCAGGTCCTCCAGGTTTTGACTGGCAGCGAACTTAATGCCTTCCAAAATCTCGAAAATGGTGGGCGTTTCAAAATCCTCGCTGATCGTCGTGTTCGGTTGGGTGGACAGAATCTGTTGTCTGGTAATGGTACGGTTGATCTGATTGAGCACGTTTCCATTAACCTCACCAACCTGAACATCGTCCAAGAATACGGTGGTACCACCGCCAACATCGTGAATGTCAAGTCGGATAACCTCATCCTTTATTTGATTTCTGATTCCACCCAGGCCTTTGGTGCGACCAAGCCTGTTATGCAGGGAGCTGTTGTCTCCCGGGTCCGATACACGGACTAATAAAACCTTTCCCTTTTTAAATTTGTCTCCCCCCCCCCT